CCAGTGCCCGCCCCGTACTGATCCGAGACAGCGCCAGCGCCAGCACTTCCTGCACCTCCGTAGATATAGAAGCGATCACTTGACGAGAACTTGAAGGCACTCTCGGCTGTCGCCCGTGCCCAGAAGGTATGGATAGGAAGGTCGGTCGAGTTGCCGTAGGTGATCGTGCCGACAGCAGCACCGGTTCCCCGGACCACGGATAGCGCCTCGCTTACTACGCCAGCATCGGTCACAGGGCCGAAGTGCCACGCCTCCGTAGCGGACAATGATTCCATCGTCCAGCCCTTCTTGTTCAGGGCATTGTCGTAATCCCACCATGTCAGGGTGCCATAGTCAGGGGCGGCACCAGAGGGGACTGCTATCTCCAAGTAGAGGTCGTGCTGAGAGCCCTGCTTGAACCTTGGATACCCGTCGAACACTACGTCGTAGGTGGACGCAGTGTGGCCGAACGTCCATAGTCCGGTAACAGTGTGGGTATTCTCCAGCGTCGGAAACGTGCCAGAGACATCGGGGAACTTGAACGTGCGGGAGGCCGTCAGTGCGGACCCCGTGATATCCAGTACGGCTCGGTCGGTCAGCGACGAGCCGAAGTAGAGCGTGTCGTGATACGAACCGTCCGTGTGGCGCGAGTCGGAGTCAGGATCCACAAGCACGATGCCGTTGACGGCGTGCTGGTAGATGACCTGTCCGATGGTCTGGAACGTGTTGGGGTGAGTCGGCTCTGTGGAGGTCAGAACGCCCGACGAGTCCGAGTAGAGAGCAGTGCCAGCCGTCCACGCATTTGTGTTGTAGCCGGTCAGGTAGCCGTGGATGATGACCCGGCCATACCCATTGTTTGCGATGGCCTCTGCCGTGACACCGATGATGTGCTGGTGCGCGGCGAGTGTCGCAGGAGTGATCGTAGGGCGCGTGCCCGTGGAGCCGTTGACGTAGACAGCGGTTCCGATAGCGATAGTAGAGCCGGTAGTGTTGCGGGCTACTACGAACTGTTCCTCTAGCACGGACCATTTCCGCGTAGAGTCGTTGACGTGCAGAGCCGTGAAGCCTGCCACGTCCTCAGCGTGTACCCAAATCTCGTTAGCCGGGGCTACGCCCGGATCAGCAATCTCGTTGAGAGCGAGGTAGGTACGATTAGTCCAAGAGAGTGTTGCAGAGTCGTACTGCAACAGGTTGTTGTCGGCAACACCCGTGATGTCTAGGTCTGTGATGTCCGAGAGCGTGTGGACATGACCGATCAGGGCGAAGCGACGTTGCACGGATGCTCCTCAAATGAAAAAGGGCGACAGAGGGTTTAAGGCCCCCTGCCGCCCCCGTTAGGTCACAGGACCGTCAGGGTCAACTCAGCTTAGGCCGAGGGGACGATGATAGCCATGACGCCAGCCGTGGAGCGCACGGTCTTGACGCCATACAGTCGGTCTGCGGTCACGAGCGTACCGAGAGCCTCCTGCTTGTACTGAGCCTGCGTGCGGACGCCCATCTGCTCGGCCAGAACCAGCGACTGCTTCTGGAAGAACAAGCAAGCGCGGTACGGGACGCTGTTCAGCGACTCGACCGTGGCGATGTTGCTCGACACGAACACGCTGACGCCGTAGAGGTCGCCCACGTAGCCGTTACGGATGCTGTTGCCAGCGCCCGCTTCGCCCGTAAACGCCTGCTCCGTGAAGCGGCTGATGCCCAGAAGGCGACGCTTCTCGACCGGCGGGATGACCAGATAGCGGTCACGACCCGGCACGTCGTCGTCGTCGAAGTCCTGAATCACGCGGCGGATGCCCGCGTCCGTGAGGGCGGCACCGTTGCCCGAACCCGTCCACGTCGCAGCCGTGCTGCCATCTGAACCGATGACCGCAGCCGAATAGGCCGTGCCGCCGTTCCAAGTGGCCGCGAGGTTGCGGAGGTCCACGTCAACCTGAGTCGCCAGCGCGTAGCCAGCGTCGTCGGTGTGGAACCGGCGCATGCTCGAAAGAGCCTGCACTTCCACGATGTCCTCGACAACGAACGAGTACTCGTAGTGCTTGTCGATCAGAACGTCGGTGCTGGTGGCGGAAGCCGTAACGAGCGTCACGACAGCGTTCGCGGCCTTAGCCGAGGCAGCGCCACGGGTCGGGGTCGGAATGTGGATCGTATCGCCCTTCTTGCCCTTGTGGTTGATGACGGTCACGAGACCGGCGAGGACAAGGTTCTTCTTGTACGCGGCGATAACGTCGTCAGACCAAACTTCGGGGATGAAGTTGGCGGCATCGGTTACGTCGATGCTGTTGGTGTATGCAATTGAAGCGGCCATGTTGGCGTGTTCCTAAAAGAGAGGTTGAGGGTTATCGGACGCGCTTCTCGCGGTATGCCTCAAGAATTTCCGCCTGCCTCATGTCGAATTCCTCGGGGCGGTTGATCCGCATGTCGAGAAGTTCTGCACGGGAGAGGACTTTCTTGCCGTCGTTCCCCGGGACTACCCCGTTGGCGTGTGAGCCACCGGATCGTACCGTGGACGCTGCCCTAGCCGCTGCCGGACCTGTGGCTGCCGGTTCCGCGTTCTGCGGGGTAGGGCGGCTAGCCGAGAAGTCATTGTAGAGACCGAACAGTTCGTCTGCCGCACTGTAGTCCCCCTCTGCCGCACGCAGCGCAAGCCGCTTGCGGTAATCGCTACCAGACTGCAACCACGACCCGAATTCGGGAGCGTTCATTGTGGTCTGGAAGCCGGGGTACTTACGCTCGAAAGCCTGAACCTGTAGGTCGGCCTCCATGCGGCGTACTCGTGACTCGGTATCCCTGACAGTAGCATCGGTGGCTTCCTTCACAACCTCAAGAATTCGATTCTCGGGATCGTTGAGAAGTTCGTCCGTAGTCAAAGGCTTGCGAGGGGTGGGCTGATTGGCCTGCCGTTCCACTGCGCGAACTCCGATGAGTTCGTCGGCCAGTCTGCGGATGACGCCGACCTCGTTGTTCTTGCGCCCGAGTTCGCTTTCAGCGTTCTGGTGCATTGCAATGATGTCTTGGATGGACTTGCCACGATACTTCTCGGGCAACTCCGGTTCACTCGGCTGCTGGTTCTGCGGCTCTGTAGGCTGCGCCTGCGGCTCGGTGGGCTGCGTCTCAGGGTCAACGATAATGCTCGCCATGTCAACGTCTCCTAGAAACCCGCCCCGGATATTCGGGGTTATGGGTAAACGTGCGGTCGCGGAGGATCAACGCTCGTCGCGTCGGGACTCGATTTTCGCACGCTGTCGGCGGACCCGTGCCCACTTGTCTTGCATCGTCGGGAAGGACGCATCCAGCCCGAGACGAGGGTCGATTCGTGTTGCACTGATCTGTTTCTTGCTGTCTGAGCCGCAGTCGGGACATTTGACCGTGTGGATGTCCTCGTAGGCTACGTACTCGTCAAAAACCTGGCCGCACTCATCATTGAGGCAGCGGAACTCATAGATGCGGCGCGTCATTCTGCGCTCTCCTGCTCGTCACCTTCCGCGATCAATTTCTCGACCGCATCTAGGTAGTCAGCGAGCTTCACGAGACGATCCAGCACGGATGCGGCCCCTTTACGGAACCACAAGTCCTCTAGTGTCTTGGCGGCTGGCAGGGTCGATTCGATGAGGTTTTTCAGTTCCTCCGACCATCCCTGATGCATGTATTCCCAGCCCCGAGTCGCCATCGTGTCTCGGGAAGCCTCAATTCGCTCTTGAAGCATCTTTCGTTCGTTCACAGTCTCCCCCTGTTCACGTTACGTGAACGTCTACTCTTTCTGAACGCGCTGCGCATCGGCCTGTAGCTTGGCGACCTGTGCATCCGCGACCTTCGCCTTGAGGGCTAGGTCGAACGCTTTAAGGTGCTGCATCAGGCGAGACAGTTCGTTCTGGACTTCAAACGCTTCGACTTCTCGGAGGTCGATTGCGTTCTTGATGTGCTGCTGCTGAATCTCGTCATCCGCGAGGTCCGCATTAACCAGTGCTTCCTGCGCTTGCGCTTCGGCTCGCTTGGCCTCAGCGTCGGCTTTACGGGCCTTCGCTTCTAGCTCGGCAACCACAGCTTCCTGCTGGCGTAGTTGCAATTCCTGCATCTTGGCCTGCTGTTGCTTCTGCTCCTGAGTCACTTCCGGATTGATCCATTCCTCGACCGACTGCGACAGTTCCTTTTTGTGCGGGCTGGAGGACTGGTCGAAGATTGCCTTCGTCATCACGAAAAAGGGCTTGCTCTCGTTAGGAACCAGTGCTAGCATCTGGATAAGCTGCTGCTGTTCGAACTCGCGAGCCATGATGCCCAGCGTGCCCTTCGGGCTGAACTCTAGGTCTTGGACGAACGCTTTGGCGTCGAGAAGTGCGTACCGTTCGTACACCTTGTTAACAAGAGGTCTGATGAACTGGCGTTCGATGTTCTGCATCGTCCGCCGAGACCGCTTGATGAACATGGACGCGTTGAGGGCTGTGTTAGTCGCCCCGCCCGCCTGTCCCGGGTTGTACGCTGCACCCGGATCCATTGCGCCCGTGGCGGTCTGGATCTGGCGCTCCATGTCCTGTGCGTTTTCGAACAGGGCCGGATTGATGTTGCCGAGGTTGAAGCCGGTGATGGTTTCGCCCGGGTTGCCCGTCGTGGGCCAGAACTTACCCGGCCACACGCCGAGGTTCATGCCACGAGGTAGTCTGGTAACGTCGCCAGCGATCATCGGATGGGCAACCAGCGCCAGAGCGTCGAGGCGGGCACGCGTGGTGCCGTCCAGCGCCTTCTGCGGATGGTATGCCTTCTCGACTACGCCTCGGCCCCAGAAGTAGTTGGGAACCGTGTCGTGCTGGTATGCCACGAAAGCGCGATTCTTGAACGGGTTTTTGATGGCCCGGAGAATGATGCTGTCGTTGGCAATGGTAACGATGGCTTCAACGAGGGTGTCGTCTCCTTCGCCATCCATCAGGAGTTCGTCGGCCGGTTTGCGGTCGGCCGCATACTCCAGCAACTTCGAAGCCGGAACTAGTCCGTGGTACTCGCGGATGAAAACGGAGTCGTCGGTAGGAAGCTGCGAGTTGGAGAACTTGGCCCGGGAGACTTCGGTCTTGCCCGTGTACGCGCCGATTTCCACGTCGCGGTACACATTGTCCTTGATGCCGCGCTTGATTTCGTGAAGCGGCACGATGGTTTCGTGCGCCATGCCCAGCATCTTGTCGATAGCGTCAGCCGTGGGATCCGGCACGAACTCGTAGGGTTCCAGTGCCGCCATTTCGACACAAACCACTTCCTCCAGTCCGTCGCCGTAGTCCTCGCGCTTGGAGTCGGTGATGATCTTTCCGATGCCTGTACCGTACACAGCGGCGATCAGGAACGCCTTAGCCATGTCGGTCGGGATACCGTACTTCTCCATGCGATAGAGAAGTTCATCCCGGGATCCTGTCAGGCCGAGGACTTCCTTGATATCCTTTGCCTCATCAGGATCCTCTAGGATGTCGAACCATTGCTCACGCCCGAACACCGCTTCTTCAATCTCGGCCACTGTCGAGTCAACAGCTTGCATCGTAGCAGGGCAGATGATTCTGGCCCGCTCAGTCTTGCGCTGCTTGTCAGATGGATCGAAGATACCACGCCAAATGCGGTAATACTCGTCCCACCGTTCCTTGTGGTTATTGTCGCGGAACGCGCGCCAGCGGTCTACCCGAGAGTTGATCCAAGAGACCAATCCCGAGGTTTCGGCCTCTGACGGCATATCCGATGCTTGTTCTACGACGATGCTCATGCGGAGAGGGTTCCTCAGTAACCGGAATACACATCCTCCGGTTCGTATTTCTGTTCGTAATCGAACTCGGATAGGTAGACGGTAGTTGCCATCTGGTCAACGTAAGCAAGGGCGTCGATAAGGTCGTCTTTCGACTTCGGGTCAGGGAAGTCGCACGCCTGTTCGATGAGGGTGTTATTCCATTCCCCGGGATTCAACAGGAGGCGTCCTTTCTCGACGCGGCCTTGCAGGGCCCATTGGATGCGGTCGTACTTGGACTTGTTGCCGTGTGACAGGAGAGTAACTTCCAGCCAGCGGTTGTACTGGCGCATCAAGTCCGTGAAGTACGGCATGACGGCTTGCTGGGCGAGGCCCTTTTCAATGCCGATCTTGCTCGTGCCCACCGACTTGCACGCGGTGAACATCCGCAGAGCAGTTTCGCGCACATCCCAGCGGCCGTAATGGATGTCTTTGATCCACCAGCCTTCGGTGCTGACTTTGGCGACCACTATGGCGTGATCGTCGCGGCGCTCAGGTACTTTGCCGGTCGAGGGGCCTGCCATCTTGAATCCGGCGAGGTCTACCGTCACAACCCAGTTTCCGTCCCGGGGCTCCATAGCGTCGATGATGAAATCATCTTCCTTGAACACCTTGCCGCCGTGCGAGCGGAAGGCAGCCTCAATTTCCTGCGATACCAGTTCCCGACTCATGTCCTTGGACATGGAGAGGATTTCTGACTGGCTGATGGCCGGGTTGGCGGCGCTCGTGAACGTGAACGCGGCCCATTCCGGGTCTCCGAGGGCTTGCCTCTCCTGAGCCATCTTGTACAGATGGTAGAAGTGGTTTTTGCCTTTCGGCGTGCCGATGAAAAGAGCCGTACCACGAGCGACTGACAAGGCCGGTCGGACGACTTCGTTCCACACGTTATCAGCCATGTCCTTGTATTCGTCAAGGACGACGTGGGACCACGTAAAGCCTCGGAGACTATCCGGGTTGTCCGCACCGAATAGTCGCAAACGGCGGCCGTTGGGGAACACGATTAGGCCAGTGTTCTCGTACACTTGGCAAGCGTGCGCGATAGGCTCTATGATCTTCTTGAGACGGGGCCACACGTTCTTCTTGCCCGCCTCAAAGGTCGGGTAAATGTAGGCCGTCTCAAACGTGGTGTCTAGGGGCACCCCGCCCCAAGACTCCGTAGCAAGCGATCCGACCGTCAATACGGTTCCGGCAAGCGTGGTCTTTCCGGACTGGCGGCCAGCAGCCACCACTTTGAAGCGAGCGGGCGAATTGTAGACCTCTAGCTGCTTATCGTGCAGCGAGAAAACAAGGTCAGCCATTTCGCCCTCCCGAGCTAGGCCGTTATGTCGTCGTAGGGGATATACCCATCCGGACCAACGTACCACGGAGTGCCGCGAGAGACACCGTACACAGGAATATAGTCCACCCAAGCGACTTTTCCTGCAATCGACGCCAACACAGAGTTCGCATGGAGCGCCCCGGCGTTATCCGTGGAATTGAGCCTGTCGGGGCTACCTTGCAACTCAACAGGAAGGTAGTCCACCCACTCGACCAGACCCGTAACGTCCGGAAGCGGGTAGATGTCCTTATTGTCGTAGCGGCAGAGTGCCGACATTAGGCGTAGAAGTTCTGGTCGGAAAGCTGGAGGACCATGATCCGGACAGTCGTGCTGGCGAGGTCAACCGCACCGGCCGTGTTGTTCAGAAGGGTCACAGTGACCGTGTTGGCCGCCGTCACCGCAGCAGCGACCACGGCATCAACCGTGTCCACGCCGAGCGAGACGAGAACCATGTCACCGAGCGCAGCGCCCGTGACCGTAACATCAGCAGAGGCAAACGTGCCCGAACCTGTCGCGGCATTGCCGAGGTCGAGAGTGCCGGTGTAGCACAGGACGTTCTGGACCAAATCCTGAAACTGTGCGCGCTTGTTGACTGTAGCCATTGAAAAAGTACCTTACGGGTTGTGGTGGTCTGTGGACTGGCTGAGACGCAGCCTCGTCATGGAATTGGCGAGTCTCGCAGTCTCATTGGCGGCTGCGGCCCGTCCCTCGACTCCCTTCCGGTCGAAACCCCGGTGGGACTTTATGATCTGGTCCGACATAGCCTCTACGGGCCGCGCCTTACCCTGTCTCTTGTACTCGGTGCGGTTCCCGGTAGGCATTAGCGGTTCGCGTCGTCGGTGTGCTGGCGCGAATGGTACGGGTTCGTGTCGCCCGGGAGACCCTCGGGGGCGTTCTTTCGACGCCTCACGATGTCACCAGCGTTGCTGGCCGCACCTTTGCTGGAGAACTCCCCAGTGACCGCCGATTTGACGAACTGGCGAGCCAACTCGCCCTTCGTGAACTTCTTAGTACCGGGCATGGCGTTACGCCTTGGAGCCGTTACCGTCGTTCTTAGTCGAGGCTTCGCGGGGACCGGAAGCGCCCTGACCGAGCGACGGGATCGACACGACCATAGGAGCAGGCTGCGAAGTGCTCACGCCATTCGGCTGCTTGCTGTCGGGAAGGCGCATTTCATTCGGCTTGTCCATCTGTTTCCACCTGTGTTGATGTCGGAGTGACTGTTACGGTTGTCAACCCCGGCTCCGACTTCGGGGATGGGGAACTCGTCATGTTCTGAATCAGGATCTTGATTTCGTTGTCCTTGGCTTCCCCGGCATCGTCGTGCTTCGGAGTGGCCAGAACCTTGTCCAAGAGAGCCCTCATGATGCGGTCATTGCCCGGGCGGAATCCACCGCAAGTCGGAGGAAGGCGTTTGCCGTTCTCATCCTTGACTTCCACCCAGCACTGCTCGCACTCGTGCCCAAGAGCCATCTTGATAGCTCGCTTGAGCAGCGCGGGAGACTTCTGGATGAGGGTCTGCCGAAGCATGTCCTCAAGAAGTAGTCTCTCAAGCGTGATCTTGTTGCGCAGGCCCTTGACCCGGCCAGCGGGGTTGCCAGAATGGCCCTTTACGAAGTGGCCCGTGCCTTCCTCGCGGACTATCGGCGGACTGTCACCGCCAGCCAGCCTTGTTTCTGCTCCGACGAGTGCATAACCCGCTGAGGGGTCACGATTTTGTCGAAGTGCTTTCTCAATTTTGCCAGCCACCAGTCCGTGTCCTCCACTGTCAAATGCAAGTGTCCGCCGTACTTGATTGCTTTCTTTTCTGAGGTCGGATCCAGCGAAATCTGGAAAAACGCACTTTCTGACCGATCCCTGATGCTTTCCAGCACCGTATCGACCATTTCTGGCGGAATGTGCTCCATCACGTCGGTAGAGACCGCGTAGGGCACTTCGAACCGAGGCAATTCACCGAAAAGTGATGCCTCGTGGAACGTAACCCGAGGATTGTCCTTCACATCGGGCCAAAGGACGCTCACATGGTCAATCAGGATGCCTTTTATGTCCGGATACGCGGCCAGAATTTTCTGGTCCAGCAATCCAGAGCCACATCCGAAGTTCGCGTAGGTGTTGTGCGTGCGAATTTCGTCGCTGATACGCTCCCAACAGCGCCAATGGGGGCTGTGCATGGCGTATTTAAGGCCAGTGTACACGCGTTCGTACTTCTGGCGCTCCGATTCTATCAAGTCCTTCATGGTCAGCAGTTGTACCCGGCTAGGCTGCCGTTCCTTTTCAGGTCACGGAGCGAGGGATAGAGGTCCAAGACCTGATCCGACACGCCGAACGCTTCGGATTCCAGCAAGCAACTGGCTCCCATTTCGGGAGAGAACCCACCGACCTTGACTTGGAGGTAGTGGGTCATTTCGTGGGCCATCACAGCCCGCTCCAGACCCGGTTCAAGGTTCGTGGCTACGAAAACCACATCCGAGGCGAGATAGTACACCCCGTAAACTCCCGAATTGTCGAGGTACTGGACCTTCGACACGTAGGGCATCTTGACACCGAAGCAGTTGTAGCGGCTGAAATGGCACGCGTCGTACCACGCTTGCCGCTCAAGGCTCGGTTTCGCGCTGGCTGTCGGGATCGTAGCTATCAGAAACACTGTACCGAGGATCGCCAACAGCACGTCGCGCATTTACTTGCCCTGCTTCTTGGGGGCTTTCTCCCCCTTGTAACCGTGGGCATAGGCGGCAGCCGCCTGCTTCTCGGCCCCCTCTCGGCTAGGGTACACCTTGCCTTGAGAACCCCACTTGTAGCCGCCTTTGACCTTTCGAATTGGCATTACCCTTCTCCAGAGGAAAACCCGGTCCCCGGGGAGCCCGGGGCCGGGGGACCGGCCGATAGTGTGAGGGCGAGGGGGAGGAAGCTCGGGGCCTCTCGGCCGATCAAACTAACACGAGCATCCCGTCGTTGGCGGCCCTCACAGGGGAACTACATTATGTAGATCAATGCGTTCGTGCGAAACTTCGAACACACCGACTTCGGTGATAGCCCCAAGGGCGGCCAGCACGTCAATCGGTCTGTGCAACTCAGCCCACAAACCGCTACAAGGCGGCCTGTTGTCATCGTAGTTGCAAACGATGACCGGAACGTAAGGGATCATCAGGCGTCTGGCAACGTAGAGGCGGCTGGCCCCGTAGCGGCAGTAGAGCCTGCGGTTGATCTTCCAGAGGAGGACGGGGACTTTGATCCCGTTCGCTTCGATATCTTTCTGGAGTTCGCCGTAGAAATGGGCGTACTCGCGCTCTCGGTCGGCGTCGGGCCAGAGGGGACGGAGCCCGTGCTGCCGACGACCGCCACAGAGATTTCGGAAGGTGACGGTTCCGACACCGTAGGTGAGGGAGTCAATGACGCAGCCGTAGATACGAGGAGGGCCTTGGCCTTCTTCTCGTCCTCTATCGCCTTCAGTTGGGCCAAAGCCCGTTTCGAGGCTGCCTCGCCATCCCGTCCATCCGCGCCGTAGAGCCGCTGTCTTTCCAGCGTCCTCCGCTGGCGCTCCGCCACGTATGATTCCCATGCGTTGTGCGCCTCCCGACGCGCCCGCTCGTTCCACATCTGCGTAGACTCTCGCAGTCCACGACCGGAAAAAGTGACCGACAGGGCCGCCTCCGTCTCGTGTTCGTACTTCTTGGCTTCAAACAGGAAGCTGTTGCCGTCAGGGGTGCTTACGCATCCGCGTGTCCAATGGCGAGGAAGTAGCTCCGCGAATACGGCCATGATCTGACCTTTCTGCGAAGCCAACTCAAAGAACGTGTAGCGTGCTGCCATCAATCTCCCCTTGGGGACGCGCAGAGCGCGTTTGACCACTGTGGCGGGAATTGTATCACATCAGTTGGCGGTTGTCAAGATATATTTGAGGATCACTCGCACGGCTCGTTGACTCGCCACTGGCGATGCGCAAGTGGTGGTGCGCAGCAGCAGGATCCCCCTACCGCTCGCTGGGTCTACGCTCGCTTACCCCCTCAACTCTACCGCCCCTCCCCCC